TTGATTTACACAGCCGTAGGGGCTAAAAATACTTTTGGTACCATATGAAAGAAACTATTAAAATAGATGAAAATAAATTACCCTTAAAAGTCCAACGCGAGTATAAATTAAAAAAACTCTTGCGAAAGAGAGAGGACATCAAAGAGGGTGTTCAGAGTGATTTTTTAAACTTTGTAAAATATGTCTGGAGAGATTTCGTAGAGGGGTCCCACCACAGGCACATCGCAGATAAGTTTAACCAACTGGCCCGAGGTGAGATAAACAGATTGATCATCAACATGCCACCCAGACATACCAAATCAGAATTTGCATCGTGTTTACTACCCGCATGGATGGTGGGCCTTGATCCAAAATTAAAGATCATTCAGGCAACGCACACGGCAGAGCTCGCGATTCGTTTTGGTCGTAAAGCAAAAAATGTAATTGACTCAAAAGAATATCAAGAATTATTTAAAACAAAACTTCAAGAAGATTCTAAAGCTGCAGGACGTTGGGAAACAAAACAGGGCGGCGAGTATTTCGCAGCCGGTGTCGGTGGAGCAATAACAGGACGTGGCGCTGATCTACTAATCATCGACGATCCACATTCGGAACAAGATGCAATGTCCAAGGACCTTTTAGAAAAAGCCTACGAGTGGTATACATCTGGTGCTCGTCAACGTTTGCAACCTGGTGGTAAGATTGTTGTCGTCATGACGAGATGGAGCACAAAAGATCTGACAGCAAAATTAATTGCATCACAGACAGAGGCAAAAGCAGACCAGTGGCACGTGGTAGAATTTCCGGCGATCATGGACAACGGACCAGTGTGGCCCGAGTATTGGAGTAAACAAGAATTAGAAAAAGTAAAAGCAGTCTTGCCTAATGCGAAATGGAACGCGCAATGGATGCAGAATCCAACATCAGAAGAAGGAGCAATATTAAAACGTGAGTGGTGGAACAAGTGGGAAGAAAGCACTATGCCTTCAATCTATCACATTATCCAATCATACGATACAGCGTTTACTAAAAAAGAAACTGCCGATTATTCTGCTATTACCACCTGGGGTGTCTGGTATCCGAATGAGGATTCTGGTGCGCACCTGATGTTGCTCGATGCATTGAAAGGCAGATATGAGTTTCCAGAATTAAGACGGGTGGCATTAGAGCAATATAAATACTGGCAGCCTGAAACAGTTATTATTGAGTCCAAGGCCAGTGGATTGCCACTAACTCATGAGCTGAGAAAGATGGATATACCTGTAACCAACTTCTCACCTAATCGTGGTAACGATAAATTTACTCGTGTGAATGCTGTTGCACCTCTGTTCGAATCTGGTATGATATGGGCTCCTGACGAAGAGTTTGCTCACGAGGTCATAGAAGAGTGTGCTTCTTTTCCGTATGGAGATCATGACGATTTGGTCGACTCGACAACGCAGGCGATTCTAAGATTCAGACAAGGTGGACTGATAGATCACCCGGAGGATTATGTTGAGGAGATCAAGGAACAAAAGAAAAGGACTTACTACTGATGTCAGAGCTAACAGATAAATATTCAAAAAATTTTAGTGCCTCAAAAAAGAAAGAGTTTGAGAGACGTGTATTTGAGAATCTCGGCAACATGTCAGAATTATCTGCGATACAGTTGGTATTAGCAGAAATGAGAGCTGAAGGAATGCAGGGTGGCGGTAGAGTTGACAAACCGCTCGGATCAGGAGGTGTAAAATCTGGACCACCGCCAAAGAGAGGTCCCAATCCTCAAGGGTTGAAAGTTCCGTTAAAACAGGTTAAGACATAGGATTGGAGAAATTTAAATGGCAGATATAGATAAGGCTCTTCCCAACGAGGTCAGAACAGAACTTGAGATACCAGGTGAGGAAGTCGTTGAAGAAAAAGAAGAGATCGTAGAGAAACAACCTGTCGAGGTGACACCTGAAGAAGATGGTGGTGCAACGATAGATTTTGAACCAGGTGCCATCAATATTCCAGGAACAGAAAATCACTTTGACAATCTAGCAGATATATTACCAGAAGATATTTTAGAGCCACTTGGCAATGAAATGGTGCAAAATTACATGGATTATAAAACATCCAGAAAAGATTGGGAGCAAGGATATATTCAGGGTCTTGATCTTTTAGGATTTAAATACGAGAATAGAACAGAACCATTTCAAGGAGCTTCAGGTGCAACACACCCAGTGTTAGCTGAAGCAGTAACACAGTTTCAAGCACAGGCTTACAAAGAATTACTTCCAGCAGAGGGACCAGTTAGAACACAGATTATAGGTGTAACAAGTCCACCAGTAGAACAGCAATCACAACGTGTAAAAGATTACATGAACTATCTGTTGATGGATCAGATGACAGAGTATGAACCAGAATTTGATTCGATGTTATTTCATCTACCACTTGCAGGATCAACTTTTAAAAAAGTTTATTACGATCAACTTTTAGGAAGAGCGGTTTCTAAATTTGTACCAGCAGAAGATTTAATCGTACCATATACTGCAAACTCTTTAGACGATGCAGAATCAATTATCCACACAATAAAAATTTCAGAAAACGATTTACGTAAACAACAGGTTAATGGTTTTTATTCTGATATAGAACTTGGCCCACCAGGACCAGATACAAATAACGAGTTAGAGAAAAAAGAACGACAGCTAGAAGGGACTAAAAAAACAGGTAGTCAAGAACCAATGTACACTCTTTTAGAATGTCATGTAAATTTAGATCTTGAGGGATTCGAAGAAGTAGATTCTGAGGGTCAACCAACAGGAATTAAGCTCCCTTATATTGTAACTGTTGAGGAGGCTAGTAGAAAAATATTAGCCATCAGAAGAAACTACAATCCTGATGATCTAAAGAAAAGTAAAATCCAATACTTTGTCCACTTTAAATTTCTTCCAGGACTTGGATTTTACGGCTTCGGTTTGATTCACATGATTGGCGGATTGAGCAGAACCGCAACGGCTGCGCTACGTCAATTGTTAGATGCAGGAACTCTATCCAATCTACCTGCAGGATTCAAACAAAGAGGAGTGAGAGTCAGAGACGAAGCATCACCAATACAACCTGGTGAGTTCAAAGATGTGGACGCACCAGGTGGTAACCTGAGAGAAGCGTTCTTTCCACTACCGTACAAAGAACCATCAGCAACAT